TATATTTATAAAGATCATAGCAAATAATAATTACACCTTATCCTTGTTTTGGTCCCCAGTCGAGCGAAAATATTGTGATTTTTTTTTGTTGACACGATTCCCAATTACACTATAATAACCGAGAACGGTTAAGAAAATCGAAAGAAACGTAAAAGAAACAGAGAAGCCTCTGATACAGTAGACGTTATAGCTACAGACTACGTTCTTATAATTATATTATAATAATATAATATACTATAATAGGTTGACAATTGTACAAAATCGGATACAATAACAATTGTGAAGGATGAGGAATTGATTTTAAAAATTAAGGATGACGCCGACCAAGACTCTTTACTAGAGTTGATCGACAGGCATTCTGGTATATACCATACTATGGTAGACCGTTTCCTATCTGGTCCGACAAATTGTAGCGATAAACAAAATTTCTTAGAGGATAAAAGCTTGGCGATTTACAATTCAGCAATAAATTTCGACCCAGAGAGAAACACAAAATTTCCCACATATCTAGCAAATGACACCAAATGGAAGTGTTTGAATACACTAAACAAGAGAAAGAAGTTCACACAATGTTCTCTTAGTGAGGTTAAATCAGAGCCGTCTTCGGAGAATGGTATGACCTCAATGCAAGAACAGGAGGTTCTATCCTTGTTTAAATCGTTTGTGAAACAGGAATGTGACGAAAAAACAAAAAAGGTTATTGACATGAGATACAATCAGTGCCTTAATAAGACAACTCCTTGGAGAATCATAGCTGGTAAAATAGGTATGAGTATTCAAGGAACGATAAATATCCACAATAGATGTTTATCACAATTCAAGAAAGTTAGTAATTATGTATAATACAGTAACAGCAGTAGGTTATCTGGTTAAAGACCCAGAAATGAAGCAGACAAATAGCGGAAAAACTGTCACCCGACTTCGGGTTGGCATTTCTCCTAGCAACGCAAAGACAAAGTGCTTCATTGACCTTGAAGTATGGGACAAAACTGCTGAAGTAGCAGGTAAGTACCTTTCAAAAGGCCGAGAGTTCGTCTTTAGTGGTGAACTTGCAATGGACTCTTGGGAGAAGGATGGAAAAAATTTCTCCAAGTACTATATTAAGGGGCGGGACATCCAATTCCTTAATTCTGGTTCTAAAGAGAAGAAGGATGATGATTCAAAGACTCCAGCGTCAGTAGGTGCTGGAGATGACGAAGTGCCATTTTAATGAAGATCTTAGTAGAAGCACCTATTAACTCCCTTAGCCTCGGCAATGTTAGCTATAACATTATCAGGGAGTTGTTTGAGAAAGGACACGATGTTGGTATCTGGCCTACTGGTAATATAGACCTTAAAGCATATGATGTTTCAGATGAGTTAAAGTCTAAGATCCAGAACTCAATCAATAATAGGTACTCCTACTTAGGTGAAGAAATTCCCTGTTTGAAAGTTTGGCATCTCAATGGTTCTGAAAATCGTAAAAATGAAAAACAATACCTGTATTCGTTTTATGAGTGTAATAACCCTACGGAAGTAGAAGAACAAATTTGCGATGCCCAAACTGAAACATTCTTTAGTTCTGAACACGCTGCTAACCTGTTTGGCAGCAGCTTCAGCCCTTTGGGTTTCGACAAAGACTTCAAAGAAACAAAAAAAGAATACCTGAGTGGTGTTATTCACTTTGGTTTGATGGGCAAGTTTGAGCATAGGAAGCATACAGCTGCTATTATTAGAACTTGGCTAAAGAAATATGGGAATAACCCTAAGTACCAGTTATCTTGTTTAGTAAACAATCCGTTTTACAAACTAGAGGACATGCAAAAAACCTTGAACGCTGTTCTCGGTGGTAAAAGATATACAAACATTAACTTCCTTCCTCATTTAGAGAAAAATTCAGAAGTGAATGAGTTTCTAAATGCAATAGATGTTGACTTAACAGGTCTTTCTGGAGCAGAGGGTTGGAACCTTCCTGCATTCAATGCAACTTGTTTAGGGAAATGGAGTATTGTTTTGAACGCCACATCTCACAAGGATTGGGCTACAAAAGAAAACTCTATCCTAATAGAACCGAATGGAGAGGTAGATTGTGCTGACGATGTATTCTTCAAGAAGGGTTCGCCCTTTAACCAAGGAACTTTTTACTCTTGGGGTGAGGATCAGGTGTTGGCAGCAATGGAAGAGTCTGAGAAGAAAGTGGGACATACTAACACAGAGGGACAAAAGTTGGCAGACAAGTTGACTTATTCCAATACTGTTGATGTCATTATGTCCCGTATCTCCAACGATTTCTAGTATGGCACATAAGATGATAATAGTATGTTATGATTAATACATTATTTGACAATATATTCGAAGATTACTCAGTTAGACCATATAGCACTATTAGAGACAAAGGGGACTTTTACCAACTAAAGGTTGAGCTTCCCGGTTTCTCTAAAGATGATGTCGAAGTGGAGGTAACAGATGATCTGCTCAACATTGAGACCAAGCCTAAGGGTTCAAAGAAAAAATTCTCTGTAAAATTAATGAAAAAAGTTTATACAGAAAACATATCTTGTAAGATGGAAAAAGGGTTGCTACTTGTAGAGTTGCCTAAAAAAGGGGTGGTTAAACCTTCTAAGATTAAGGTCAATTAAACAGCGGGGGTGGAAACGCCCCCGTTTTTATTTATAATAACATATGCCTCTGTACACTTACCGTCACCCAGATACAGGAGAGGAGAAAGATGTTCTCCAATCAATGAATGATGAGCATATCTATATTGACGAGTTCGGCCTTGAGTGGAAAAGAGTCTTTACTGTCCCTCACGCATCAATCGACTCAAACATAGACCCTTTTAGCCAAAGTCAATTCAGGGACAGCACAGGGGCAAAGAAAGGCACTGTGGGTAATATGTTAGACTACTCAGAAGAGATGAGCCAACGTAGGGCTGAAAAAGCTGGAGGAGAAGACCCTGTGAAGAAAAAATACTTCGACGATTACGCTGCAAAAAGAAATGGTCAGCGCCACGTTTCAGAACTAAAAACTTACGAGAGTAAGAATGTTAAGGTTGATTACGATTAGAGACCGAATCTAGATTTGGTGGCATTGTAGTTCTGAAGGATTTCTATTTGTGTAAGAGCTTTCTCATATACTCTAAAGCTTGCAATATTTCCTGTCCAATCATAATTTGGATTATAATTTCTAGCACTACCTATAACTAGGTCGTGAGAAAGTTGAAAACTAGTTATCGTATCGGTGTCTTTTAATTCAGAATTTGCGTATAATTTTGCTGAAGATCCGCTGAAAGTGACTACGGTTTGAAACCACTGGTTATGTGTTATTGTGAAATCAGTATCATTCGAAGTCCAAGACCTGTCTTGTACACCCCAAGCTAATTTACCATCTATGTACCCAGCGTAAATTCTTCTATCGCCACCCCACTGGCTATTAAAAAATAAAAACTCCTCGTTACCCGCTACAGACTTTTTAGCCCAAACTTCATAAGTCAAATCTTGAGTTGTTGGGTTTTTTCCTGAACCATAATTAGTGCTAACTCTATCTTCTGTACCATCAAAAACAATAGAATTGTCACTAAATGAAGCATTAGCTATAGTGCCATTATTGCCCTGACCACTCCTATCGAACCAAGTAGAGCCACTGCCGGGGTAAGAGATCTTGTCAGAGCCGTCTAATGCCAATACAAGATTTTCAGTAACAATATTCTTGCTGTTTTTTATTTTTAAACCCATTTTATTGATTTTCTATTTCAAAACTGAAGCTGAGTGAGTAATTCATGTTGTCGTTAACATCCATAGAGTAGGCAGAACTTTCCAATCTTAAAGAATCAAAAGAGAATGTATTCTGATACTCCCCGCTTCTATCTTGTATCTTTACGTCAAAATCATAACTTGATTCTGTGTTCATCAGTGCCGCCAATTCACCAGTGGCAAAACCAGAAACCAAAAGTTCCATATTCACAGATGCTGTTATAGGGTATTGTATTTTTCTTCCATACACATAGTTACTACCCAGTCCATAAAGGTCTGTCCTTTGAATAGGGATGTCAAAAGCAAAAGATTGTATATGAGCATCACCACTTATAGGCGCACCCCCAACCTCTAGGTTCTGTAGGGTTAGTTCAACATGGTCCGGTCCACACAAAGGAGGGTCAAATCTGTTAATATTGCTGTAGTAATCAAAACCACTTATTTTGGCTGAGACTAGATTGGTTTGTCCGACGTTAGTGTTATTTCCTGACTGTAAATTTATTGCAGGATTTTGCACTTCACTAGAAGAGATGTTTTGGACCGTCGTGTTGGAACACTTGTAAGAAGTAGAGACAACAGGAAGGGAACCCACTGAGAAACCTAAGGAGTAGTTTGTCAAAAAAGCGTTTCCAATAGAGAATATCTCTGCATTCGCCGATAGGTTAGCTGCTGGTCTCACCTCTGAAGAAGAACCGTTTATTAGATCAAAACCTTGGTCTTGATGATTTAAAATATAAAAATTTTGGTCTTCATTTGAATAACCTTCGAAAAACCCAGTCCCAACATAAGAAGGGTTGGAGCTAGACAATCCAAGTAGATTCTCATTAAGCATCGCAGGTGTGTAGTAGTAGTCGATGCTCAAGTCTACGTCTGGCATCCGGGTTATATCGTTAACAGCTAAACCTTGAGAGCCAATCTGTTTAGATTTTTGCCTGTCTTGTGAAAAACCCACGGACACGCTCTGAACGGCACTCATAAAGGCCCCGCTCATATTAGATGCATCCCTGTCAGAAGTAGTGAAGGCTGGTCTTTGCCCAGCAATCACAAGAGAGTTATTACTTTTTAATATATCTCTGGCCATATTAAGTATCTGTTGGAATTATACCTAGAACGTCTTCTACTAGGCTTACTTGTAAATCGTTTGAGTTGAAATAGTTCCAAGTGTGGGTCCAAGAAGGGGAATAGAAAACCTTTGGCCTATTATAAACAGATGGTATTTGATGTCTAAAGTTTCTATAACCACCTTTTGTTTCTAGGAAGTGGACCATAGCCTTTAGTTGTTTGTTCGATATGTTCTTGAAGGAGTAGTCTACTGGGAAAGTTGCATTGTTGTCATTAGACTTAACTCTTTGTCTAAAGGAGTTTTTGAATTCCAGCTGCTCGTTCTTAAAATTAACAGAGTTGTTAAACCCAATATCAGGCTCAAAGAAAAACTCTTGACTCCACTTACTAGAAGAACCTGTAGGTCCATCCGCACTAGTAGATGAAGAAGTGTGGTCTTCGGTGCAGTAATAGAAGTTATTTAATTTGTTTGTATTGACACCACTGTAGACTATATCGAACTTGTCATAGGAGGTTGATGTTGCCCAGTTCACTAATGTATAATTAATAAAATTCATCCCCGACCAATTCAAAAGGTTTGGGGACTGGTCTACAACTATAGACGCATCCAGTTCATAATGCTGATTATTGACATGGTTGATAGAGTAACTGTCACATATCCCACTGACTGTATTGT